AGTTAACGGTGTTGTTATTACTCAAAAATAAAGGTAAATAAAATGGCACTAAAGAGTAAAACATTTAAACTTTTAACCACAGTAGAAATGTGGAAGAGAGTTATTAATTATGGAACAGGGGATTATATCGATGGAGTGTGGGTAGAAGATACCTCGCAGACTATTACTTATGAACCAATCCAAGGACGAAGACAACCTTACCCACGAGCAGAAACAAACATGGTATTGCCTAGTGGAGTAAGAAGTTCGGACACTCAAAGGTTATGGACAGAACAAGATTTAGTTGTAGATAATGATTTAAAGGGTACATCAGCTATTGCGGATGTTATTTACTTTGAAGATCCTACTTTGAACACTAATACTCATGGTTATGTTGTCTATGATAGAGAAGATTGGGATTTACAAGGTGATTTCAAACTTATTAATAGAGATTTCAACAAGTATGTTTGTATCCGACAAGAGAAATTAGAAAATGCAAGAGGTGAGATTAATACCGAGGAGGGTTACAACTTATGAATGCTGTTATAAAAACACCCTTTAAAGAACAATCTGTCATGCAAGGGATGGTTCGTGTCCTAACAGACATGGTAGGTGATTATATGGGTAAATTAATAACACCTGATGGAACTGAAACAACCCACCCTGCTATATACCTCACCTCTCAAGCTAAATTCCCACAAGCAACATTACCTTTACTACAAGTCAGTTATGAACAGATAAATGATGAAGATGGTAGGTTGCTTGATAAAGGTCTATTGGAAGTAGCAGATCCTATCAAGGAAGGTGGGGTACTAAATCTACCGTACACATCTACACACATGTATTACACGGTGATGTTAACTTGTCAAGGTAGAGGTAGTGCTAATATTCTAGAGAAGATCCGAGGGTTATTAAGGTTTGATTCATGGAGAAATAAGATCCATTCAGAAATGAATAGTGGTATCTTCATGCAAACTAGAATTTCTCGTAATCCACAACTGATATCTACAGAATGGCGTGATCAACACACAATGCTGATGACGTTCTCAACAGTCTCTACTCACATTGATTATTCAGGGACATGGTTTAATGTTATAGAAACTTTAGGTGAATGGGTTCATATAGATAAAAACGATCCACAACCAATCAAGAATAATCCTAATTTGGTTTCTGTACCTACAATATTCTTCGATGGGGAAATGATCTGGGACGCTAGTTTTGAATTGTGGAGGTTTGCTAATTACCAGTTGTCAGAGGATTTAAAATTAGATTAAGTGTTTTGATATGTTGAATAACACTATTGAATAACAAACAGTTGTGTGATATAATAACAGAATGAATCTGGTATTACCCAGAAACATCGATGTTTAAACCTATCTAGATCGAATTAAAATACCTCTATATCCTGTAGAGGTTTACTATTTATATAAATAAAAAGAGGTTATCAGATGCCATCTATGCCATCAATTACTTCACGGATAGCTCGTGCCACTAATGCGGTACAAGGTGCTGATTTAGGCACTACTATGTTCGTGTCAGCTAACAACTTCCTTCCATACCGTACCATGAACTTTGGTTCAATTCAAGAAGTACGTGATATGGATTCAATCCCGACTGATTCAAGTGCATACCAAGCAGCTTTAATGGCGTTCTCAGCAGGTGCAGCACGATTCATGTTAGGTAAACGTATTGCTGATAAAGCTACTTATACTTTAGATACTAACCGTATCGGTAAAGTTACCACGTATAATATTACAGTGTCAACAGGTGAAAACATTTCTTCTGCAAGTTATGAAAGTTTAACTACAGACGATGCTGAAACAATCCTTGGTGTAATTGCTGCTTCTCTGTCATCAGGTGCAGCAGAAATTACAGCTACTGTGGTCGGTACTGAAGCAGATGCAGTTCTAGAGATTACTGATTCAGGTACAGTTAATCATGTAGTAGGTTCTTTTACTAACATGACAGTAGCTTTTGAATCAACAGAACCTGCTGCAACACTGTTAGGTGAAGTTTTAGAAGAAGCAGAACAAGATTTCTACTTCCTAACTTGTGAAGACCATACAGAGGAATTTGTTCTTCAAATGGCTCCAGAAATTGAAGCAACTGAAAGTTCAGATTACCCTAAACAGTACCACTTTTCTGTACAAGAATCAGAGGTATTAACCCCTGTAGCTGACCCTGCAATTGATACATTAGGTAAAGTACAAGAGTTAGGTTATACACGTACAGCAGGTCGTTGGCATCACAATGCAGACACTATTTTCCCTGAAGTTTGGATTACGGGTAAGATGGGGCAAAGCATTGCAGGTACTAAAAACTGGAAATTCCAAATCCCTAATGGTATTGAAACTGCAAAAGATCCTGTAACAGGTAAAAGTTTATCAACTGGTAAACAAGGTTACATCAAAGATCGTAATGCAAGTTGGTTTGGTACTGAACGTGGTCAGACATTTAACCACGGTGGTAAGGTTGCAAGTGGAGAATGGGCTGACGTTATCAGATCCGTAGACTTCCTGAATGACTTGATTGAAACACGATTACTTAACCTAGAGTTGAATGAGTCTACTAATGGTAAGATTTCATTCACTTCTGCTGATAAATCATTAGTAGCTAACGTTGTAGATTCTGTTTTGGCTTACGGTGTTGACCTTAAAATCTTGACTGGTTATGTACCTTGTTCTGTTCCAGATGAAGTACCTTTTGAAGATCAAGCTAACCGTATCCTACAAGGTCTTAACTGGGCTGGTTATTTAGCAGGTGCAGTGAACTTCATCGTAGTTGATGGTGTACTCACTTACAAAGATTCTTCACTAAGTTAATAAAGGATATATAAAACATGGCATATTTTTATGAAGCAGGTGCTATCGAAGCCACATGGGGTTTAGGTGAAGCATCTATTGATTTGTCAACAGGTTGGAAGTCATTATCTTTCACACCTAACTCTGAACGTGTAACTACTGATGTTTCGGCTGATGGTAAATACGCTTTCTCTAAAATGGGTGATAAAGGTTGTACAATCTCAATTACCCTGCAACAAACCAACCCTTTAAACAAGAAAATTGCCCAAGCGCACGCAATTCAAGATGTCGTAGGTGCTACATTACCTATTGCTCCTTTTAAGATTGTAGACCCTACAGGCGATTCAGTACATTTCTTAGCACTAAACGCTGTCCTAACAGAAGTAGCTGCTAATGAGTTTGCTGAAGCCTCCGGTGATAAAACTTGGGTTTGGGTTGCAGAGAGTTACTTACAAGCAGAAGACCCAGCTACTATCACAGCAGCACTTTCTAATTACATTAAGTAATATTTATAGGTGAACACGCCCTTTAATGTGTTGACATAGGAATAGTAATACGTTACTATTAAAGCTAGGGTGGGAATTATCTCATCCTAGCTTTTTTATACCTAAAATTTACCAAGGAGTAACAATGGCACTTAAAACACACTGTAAAATTACTGTATCAAAAACATTCACGGATTATAATGGAAAAGAATATACATTTGAAGCTAATAAATTAAATTCTGTCACTGTATCCACAAAAATGTTCCCTATTGCAAAAGCTATTGGTACTGCGGTAGGTGCTGGGATTGATAATAGTAAATTTGCTAGAACATGGTCTGCATTTACAATGCAAATTCAAGAGAATCTTGAAGATAAACTTTTTGAAGAAATCCGTGATTTACTTTTCGCTGAACTAGCTTGTGATGGTGAGAAAGTTACTTATGATTGGTTTGATGAAGATGAATATCGTGGTGGTATGTTTATGGATATTTTCTTCTGGTTAGCCAAGGAAAACTTTGGAAATTTTATAGTAAGGAACGGTATGTTCCAACGCTGCAAGACAAAACTAGAAGAGATGGTGGGGACGGATCTGACAGAGAAAGTAGAAGAGCTGCTAAACAGCAAGAACTAAAAGAAAGACACGACAACCCTCTCCTTTATAGTGCTTATGATAGGATAAAAAGTTTTAGTGATGACTCGGATATTCTACTGGGCTATTTAACTTTATCCATGTCTGATGTTTATAGAGGAAGTACTTCTCCAACAGTGATGATGTATGAGTGGGATTATGATACTTATGCAGAAGCACAAAACATGGCAGCTTTCCTCACTGATATACGTGATGCACAAGAAGCTGATCACAAACAAAAAGAAAATGTTAAACAGGCTATTCAGAGTGCAGGTATGCACCAATAGAAGGTAACTCTATGGAGAATATAGAAGAATATGGGATTGAGATACAGTTACAGAAACAACAAAAACTGTACCAAGCCTTAGATAAATTAGAAAAAAGGTTAGTTAAGCTAAACAAAGGTGTTTACAATTCACTAGAGGCTTCTCAGAAATCTGCCTTAGTTGGAATGGACTCTGCTATAAAAAGAACAGCTAATAAGAGGGTTAGTGTAGAGAAATCTGCAACAAAATCAATCTTAGCTGATAGGTTAAGACAAGAACAAAGGGTTTCAGATAGGATTGAGAAAGAAGGTTCTTATATTGTTGAAAAAGCTTTAGCTAAAACTGAATCTAAAAAACTTAAACACCTTGAGAAAGTTGCTAAGGTTGATAAAGCTAAGGCTAAAGAAGTTGCTGAATATAAAGCTAGATTAGCTAAGAGACAACAAGATATAGAAAGTGCTAGGTTTAAACAACATATTTCTGGGATGACTTCTGGTTCAGGAAATAACATAAATGCTAAGAATTCTGCTTTTAACCTTTCGGAAAAGGATCTTGAACTTCAACGTAGGCAACAAGAATACCTTAAACAACAAACCAAAATTACAGAAAGGAATCGTAAGGAACAAGAGAAGTTACAACAAGCTATTGCCCATCAAATTAAGAATTATAAAATACGCAATTCCTTAACTAATAGATACGGTAAAAACCTTGAAGAAGAGCATAAAATTCAGATTAAAAAGGTTCGTTCTCAAGCTGAATTAAACTTGTTACTTAAAAAACAAAATCTTGAACTTGCAGCGACTGGTAGGAAACAACGTCAAGCAGAAGCCTCTCTTAAGAAACAAAACTTCCTTCAAAGTAGGTTAACATCCTCTGCTAAACAATGGGCTGGTACTTATGTAAGTGCATTTGCTGCTGTAGGTGGTATTGTAGGGGCTACTAGGGTTGGTCAAGAGTTTGAGGGAATGGAGAGTGCATTACTTACTGTAAGTGATAGTGCAGAACTTGCCAAGAATAACCTCCAATTTGTTTATGACGAAGCTATGCGATTAGGTAAACCTTTAAAGGAATCTACTCGTGGTTTTGCAAGGATGTTAGCTTCTAGGGGTAATTTAGAAACTTCTCAAATCAAGGAAATATTCACTTCAACTCAAGAGATGGCAACTGTTCTTGGTATGAATGCTGATGAAACCAATAGGGCAATGGTTGCTATTGGACAAATGCTCTCTAGACTTTTGGAGAGGGTAAACTTACTAAATGCTGGAAAACCTTGCTAAGTTTAACGTACTAGTCTAATAGGCAGTAACAATCGTTAAAATAGAGGCAATCAGCAGGTGATTTTATAATTACCTCAACGACTATCGAAACCATACTTAATAAAGTAGAAGGGAGTAGAGTACAGCCAAGTGGTAAAGGTTCTGAGTAATAATCAGGTAATTCCTTTTTAAATGGAAACGGTAAGAAGATAATATAATTATCTTAAGATATAGTCTGAACTTCTATGGAGACATAGAGATGCACATAATGGTGCTGGCACAAATTAACGACTTGTGTTGAACATATTGAAAGGAATTGTTTCGGCTAAATTAATGGTCTCTTAGACAGTAATGTCTATGTAAAACTTCTCTAACTGCGGGAAACTCATAAAGCTTTAAGTAGGATACCAAATGGTGACATATTGGCGAACCCTAAAAATCTTAAAGATATATTGACAATCCGCACCTAAGTTAGTATAGTAATCTTTTAACTATAAGAGGTTACATTATGTCTTTTAAAATTATACAAGAATTCCCTCGTTGGGAAATAAATGAATTTGGTTACATTCGTGGAGTGAAATCTAAGAAAGAGAAACACACTTTCTTACATAAACAAGGTTACATTTGTACCCACTTCAAGAAAAATGGAAAGAGTTACAACAGAAAAGTCCATAGATTAGTGGCATTAACCTTTCTTCCACAACCAGATCCTGAACTATTAAAACTATGTGAAAGTAAATGGCCTTACAAACCTTGTGTTAACCATATAGACCACAATAAGCTTAACAATCATGTATCTAATCTTGAGTGGTGTGATGTAGCTATGAATAATAAAGCTGCTATGGATAAAGGTGTAATACCTCCTTTGAAAGGTCAATTGAATGGTAGATCTAAACTCACTGACGAAGAAGTACATGAGATATGTAGATTGTACGAAGAAGGTCTATCCCCTAAAGAGGTAGTAGCTTTAAAAGGTATTAGTCATCAGCAAGCTACTAAGATTCGGGCTGGTTTTAATTGGTCACATATTAGTTCACAGTATAATATAAAAGTAAACAGACGTACTAAAAAGGTCAACGACTAGTAAATCCTGATAAAACAGGTATACCACGCAAGCTATTGGCGGTGAGTGTTGAAATACACTCTTCAGGGAAACGGGAAGCCCCTTTGTTAAAGGGTGAAGATATAGTCTATTCTTGTACGAAAGTATAAGCAGTTGGTATAAATAAAAATACTAAACGGGTAACTTAGTAGCGTAAGTTATTGAATTCTAAGGAAGAATTGAAGCAGCAACTTGCAGAATCTGGGATGGCGAATGCCACAAAGGAAATGGTTAATGCTGCGAAAGATATTGGATTAATTTCCAAAGAGTTAGAAGGTGTGGAGGCTACCAAAGCTTTCTACAAATTACAAGAACAAGGCGAGGTTATCTCAGAAGAGATTTTACCTGCCTTTGCTAAACGCCTTAAGGAAGTTGCTTCTGTAGGTTTAGATAAGAAACTTGAGTCAAATGCTGTTGCTATGCAAAGACTTGTTAATGTCTCACTTCCAATGGTAGGTAATGAATTCTTTAAAGCTGGTTGGGGTGAAGGTCTAACTGATCTCTTTAATACTTTGGCAGATAGTTCTGTAGATCTTATACCTTTGTTTAAAGGGTTGGGAAGAGTATTAGGGGGTTTTGTTAAAGGTATTGCACGTCTTATTGACGTTATTACACCTCCTCTAAGGGTTCTTGGTAATGCTTTGGATTGGATTACAGAAAAGATGGGAGATTTTTCTGGGGTTATTGGTGTACTTGTAGGTGCAGGTGGTATTATGGCACTAACAGGTAAAATCAGTAAGTTAACAGGTGTTACACTTTCATTAGGTGGTGTGGCAAAAGCTACAGCTAAAGCTCTTAAAGTTGGTTGGTTACTTCCAATATTAGCCATAGTTGATGCACTCAAACTATATGAAGACATGATGACACAATTCTTCTGGAAAGATAGAATAACGGCTAACTATGACCCTCGTTTAGATGAAGACAGTAAATACTACGATCCTAACTTTAAAAAAGAAGAAAAAGAATCTACACTTTTTGGTTATGACAATTTTAAACTAAGAAAAGACCCATTTGGTGGTTTGAAGAGTGGTTTGAATAATGTTTTAGGTTGGTTCTCTAAATTCAACTATGAGAATGGGGTTTCACAAGGAAATCCTTTGACTAAAGGAAATACTCCTATACAAGTCGTGGTTAATCATAAAACTATTGTAGATGGGGAAGAAGTGGCAAGTTCTGTGGTTAAAACAGATCAATTCACTAACGGTGTAAATACCACAATTTTGCCTTTAATGCAGGGAGGAGAATAATGAGTGTTATTAGTATGTTTGCTAACGGTGAAATTGTAGCACTCGATGCAACATTATCAGTAGGTTATTCTAAAGGTGCTCAGATATCAACATCTACTATATTCAAAGGTGCATCTATTAGTGATAACTATCGACCAGACAAACCTACATTGAATGTTTCGGGAGTAGTTACGGCAACTAAAACCAGATCTAATGAAGAGGGTGTGAAAACACCTTCTGAATTTAGGGAGATGATTGATAGTTGGATTGACAATCAATACCTTATAAGTATCTACGGGACTTTTGATGGAGCTATACCAAACCTTTCTAATATAGCTATCTCTAATTACAATGTGGTTAGGGATGGTCAACGTGCCGATGGTTTGATGGTTAGTTTTTCACTACAACAACTTGATATATCTACATCTGTTAGTAAAACTTCTGTTACTGTGCCTAAATCTTCTACAAATGGTTTAACGTCAGAACCCTCCACTAACACTGTAGAGGGTAAAACTACAGATATCACCACAAAGATTCCTACATCTCAAAGTGGGAGAGATAAGTATGGGTCGGATACGGTAGACTATGTAAGGGAAGATGGACAAGTTATACCTAATGGTTTACCTTGAATAATAACCGTTAAAATGTTATAATCTAGGAATAAGAAGGATATATGTCAATATCATTAAATGTAAAAAGTAGTAAGCTTAATGAGGTTTACACTTTCAACATCGGAGGTATTAAATACTACTTACACTGTTACTATAACAATAGGGCAAATGGTTGGCAAGTAGTTGTTTATGATTCTGATAACAACCCTAATAAAGTTTCTAATCCAGAACCATTAGTGTATTTAGGTAAAATGATGCCTAACGCTGCTTTGACATGGGGGTATGTTGGAGAAGATTCTTTATTTCAAGGTGAAATTGTCTGTATGGATACAATAGGTATTGGGACTGATCCTGTTACATTGAACAACTTTGGTGACGGCAAACAATATCAATTAGTGTACTTTACAGAAAGTGAAATAGAAGATTTTCGTTTAAGTGAATGG